CGTGCGGCTGAGAACCCTTGGGATCTTGACTAATGACCACTGATCACACCATGAGAGATGGCATGATTCACAACGCTGTGGAAGCACGGCGTGCTGATGATACCAAGATCATGCAAAAAGTCAATGCGGCCAACCGTGAAGCGTTTTTACAACGCTTTCCTGGCCAAATTGAACATTGTATGCGATTGGTATCGGAGCGTCTACAGTATTGTCTGATCAAGCCCGAAGGCACTGATCTTGTGAATCCAGACACATGGCCAGCCACACCGGATGAACTGTTGGCACTGAGTCAAGCACTACACAACCTGGAACAGGTTCGTCTAAACTGGCCACACACAGAGGTACGCTGATGTTTCCATACATGGGTGGCAAAGCGTTCCATGTAAAGCATTTGGATCGCATATTTCCTGTTGTGGGCGTCAATCGTTTTGTAGATGTGTTTGGTGGTGCTGGTTGGGTCAGTGTAAAAAGCAACCTGGCAGGCCGATGTCATCAGATCTACAATGACGCCAATCCATACCTGGCCAATATATTCCGCTGGTTCTCACAAGATCCAGCATCAGTGCTGGCATACCTTGAAACATGGCCACAGCAGGACGCTGGCCTGTATCGTCAGTTTCAACAAGACATCTTTGGTGAATCACCAGAGCCTGCTGTGTCAGCAGAAACTGCTGCCAAGTATTTGTATCTTGAAGTTCAGAGTTTCTCAGGCAACACCTTGGGCTTGAAATCCAGTGTGTATTTTGACAGCATTCATACTTTGAATCCCTTGATCAAGAAACTACACAATCCAAAGATACTACAACGCTTGGCACGCCTACACACAACCAACCTGGACTGCTGTGCGGTGATTGATCAATACGATTCACCACACACATTCTTCTACTGTGATCCACCTTACTTCCGGTTGGAACACTATTACACACATGGCTTTGGTCGTGATCAACATGAGAAATTGGCTCAGAAGCTGAAATCCTGCGTTGGTCAATGGGCAGTGAGCTACTATGACTTTGAAGAACTACATGACTGGTTCCCAGAAGATCAATACACTTGGCACACCTACAGTATCAGCAAACAAAGTTCAAGCCGCACCAACAAACAGCGTGGACAGGAAGTGGTGATTACCAATGCTTGATCCTGCTGTGCTGATGCGTCGAGCTGTGCGTTATGTTTGTGATGAACATGACCTAACGCCAGAAGCACTAAAACAATTTGATCACTTCACACAGGAACGCTTTAGAGACTTGGCCATTGCTGTGTCGGAAGACATGGCAGTGAACCAGCTGAAATATTTCCGTCCGTTTGAACACCAACTCCAGTTCTTCAACACCATCTCAGACCGTAGAGGTATTCTTGCTGCCAACCGAATTGGTAAAACAGTATCAACCTGCTTTGAAACTGCCATGCACCTAACAGGACAATATCCCGCATGGTGGACTGGACACAGGTTCCGGAAACCCATCACTGCCATGGTTGCTGGTGAAGGTTGGAGTCAGGTTGCTTTGGTTCTACAACAAGAACTCTTGGGCACACCTGACATCAAACTGCGTGATCAGATTGGCACAGGTGCCATACCACAAGACGCTATTGTTCAAGATACCATGCGTGGTGATGGTGCCAACGCCATTGGTGTGGAGATTCGACACAGTTCAGGTGGCAAAAGCTATCTACTGTTTGCCAACTACACACAGGAAGTGCGTCAACTACAGGGTTTCAAGCTGGACCTTGCTGTGTTTGACGAGCAGCCACCAGATGATTTCTTCTCAGAAATTGTAACCCGCACAGCAACAACACAGGGCATGATCCTGTGCTCGTTTACACCGTTGAAAGGATTGAATGGACTGGTATCAAAGTTTTGGAACAGGGAACAAGGCTACGATTACGTGCGTGTTAGTTGGGATGATGTTCCTGAGTATGATCTATGGGGCGAACCATTCCTACTCAACAAAACACGGCAACAGCTGGCACGAGATTATCTGCCACATGAACGCGATGCCCGTATGCAAGGCAAGCCGGTCATGGGCAAAGGGGCTGTGTTTCAACTTCAACTTTGGCCAACCTATAAGACTGGAGATGTGGCCTTTCACGAGATGCGAAATATTCAGCGTGTTATCGCATTGGACTTGGGCTTGGTCAACGACAAAACAGTGATCAGCCTAATGTATTGGGACCCATATGAACGCACAGCTTGGCTACACAAACAGATTGTGGTACAAGGTGTGGAAGAAGCAGTTCCAACACAGTACATCAACCACCTATTGAGACCAGAAGTTTACGGCACTCCCATAGTGTTGCCAGCTGACGCCAACACACAAGGGCGTTATACAATGTCAACCACAAGCATCCGAGAACTCTTCGAACAATACGAACTCAATGTGTGGGACAAGCCCATAATGAATCCGCCTGATCCACAGGGCCGCACCACCAATCACAAGAGCTATGGTATAAACCAAATGCGACAAATGTTGGAAGTTGGATCATTGATGATCAATGAGAACTGTGTGGAGTTCTTGCGTGAAGCACAGAACTACTATGTGGACACCCAAGGACGCTTCTCAGACCCAGATGACTGTATTGACTCTGCTCGTTATGCGTTGTTGGCCTGTTTGCAAGGCATTGCTGAACCTTGGGACAACCTAAGTCCACAAGAGCGTATGCGTAGACAGCGAGCACAACTGTATAGACCCCGAGATGATTCAAATTTACCGGCCTGGAAAAAGGCCTACAACCCAGAAGGATAACAATGACTTACCATTTATATGAACAGGACTGTGTTGAGTTCATGCAAACACAAGCAGATGCTTCAGTAGACATCATCATAAGCTCACCGCCCTACAACATTGGCTTGAACTACAACACCTATGGTGATAAGATGACTGATCAGCAATACTTGAATTGGCAACAGCAAGTGTGGACTGAAGCCTGTAGAATACTGAGACCTGGTGGACACTTGTTCATCAACATCGCTCCCACACGCAAGGACTTCCTAATGCCTTATCGTGTTGCGGACTTGGTGCCTTGGCCTGTTCAGAACTCAATCATCTGGAGCAAGAGCATTGAAATAGATGGCTACGTGCGAGGACACTCAACGCCTACCACCAGCCAACGCTACTTACAAACTGGTTGGGAACATGTGTTTCACTTCACCGAGTCTGGAGACACACCCATTGACATTGAAGGATCCAGCGTACCATACCAACCCACAGGCACGCCAGAAAAGAACGCTGTGCGAACTGGTCGCAATTGGAGACCCACTGTGAACAACTGGTTTATCAAGTATGAAACCTTGGGCAGCAAGGCACGCACACAGGAACTCAAAGGCGACAAGAAACATCCTGCTATCTTTCCCAGAGACCTTGTGCGTCATTGCTTGAAGGTTGCTGGTGCTCAGGCAGGCCAAGTGGTTTATGATCCATTCTCCGGCACAGGCACCACCATGTGGGTGGCCGAAAAAGAGTTTGATTGTGTGGCCCTTGGCACTGAGATAGATCCAGACTACGCTGAGTTTATTAGACAAAGAATGGCATAACAATAAATAACTGTAAGGAACTGATATGACACCACTAAGAGCAATATACGACACCTTGGTAGCCGAACACGCTGCCAATACTTCAGGAGAAATGGTAACAACCTTTTCAGACAAAGGCACCATGCACTCATACATTGAGTATTACGAACGGCATTTTGAACCACACCGTGCGTTGGCGTCTGTGTTGGAGATTGGCGTAATGACCGGCGGCTCAATGCTGTTGTGGCAACACTATTTTGATTCCGTGTTTCTCACAGGCGTTGACCTACGCCAAGGATTCAACCAACCCTTGCCGTTTCAAGATGAACTGACCTGGGCTGTGTGGCACTGGGGCGTGGACAGCACTAATCCAGACCATGTACCGGATCTAAAGCAACATCAGTTTGTTATAGATGACGGTGCTCACGACTTGGAATCACAAATAAAGACCCTAAAGAACTACTGGCGTTTTGTTCAGCCTGGTGGCACATACTTCATTGAAGACATTGAAAACGATGCTAACACTGAAGCATTGCGGAAGTTCATCTCAGACTGGGTAAAAGAACCACACACAGTAGACTACTATCGCGGATTTGAACATCGTGCGGATGATAGAATATTAGCAATCACAAAGGAACGGAAATGAAAAATTATGTAGTATGGACCAACTGTCAGATCCTGGAAACAGAAGGCAAGTTTGGCATTGAATCAGCAGGCACACCAGAAGTGCGGGCCAGCTATCAAAAGATGTTTGAAATGTCAGTGGCATCTGCACAGAAGAATCTACGTGGCAAATGGGAAGGCATTGTGTTTGATGACATGGCCACCAGCCGTGTGGACATGTTCCAACGCAACTGGCAAAAGATACACGCACTTTGGCACAGAGAGCCCTGTAATATCTTGTATTTGGATAGTGATACCATCATTGTAAAACCTGTGGAAATCTTTGGACGCTGGCCTGAGTTTCGCTTGTTCAACTGGACCACACCACCACGCCATGAACAATTTGAACACTACTTCAATGCCGCTGTTCGCTACTATCCAGCACACATGTCAGCAGAAACATGGACGATTGGTGAAG